GGGCTACGTATGTCCCATTCATGTAATCGGAAAGAAGATAACTAAAAATTGTAGTTCCGCATGTGCCGGCGGTACCAACGGAAACTGAAGCCTGAATGGCAAATTTTCCACGTTGTGCTTCATAACGCAGATCTATCGCCCCTGACGTTCCTGTGTCGCCGGCCGACAATGACTTATTTTTGAATAACGGATGAACCTTGATTGGTGTAAAACCGCGCTCTGCCATAAGAACACCTCCTTGAATAACTTGTGCACATACATGAGAGGTAGCACCGGGAGAGATTATATAATGCCCTCCCGGCCTTAATTATTTATTCAATTATGCTCGTTCCAGATGTGCCATGAATGGCAACATTTGCTGTTCCGGCATAACCGGCCGAAGTTGCTTTAAGCGCCGTTCCAGCATACCCCGAAGATGTAGCCAAGGTTGCTGTATCGGCAATTGCAACATTGGAAGGCATGACAACATGAGTGTCGTTCTGCAAATCTTCTATTAATTGTTTTATTTTCAGTATTGCCATTTTTTAATTCCTCCTTGTGAGGGTTGTACAACTCAATCGTTGTAATTAACTTCCAAATTGTCTGGGTCTCATCCTACTCTGCATCATCATTGTTTTTCGCAAATGCTCTGACCTTGCATTGGGAAGAGGTCCAAACTCATCCGTAAAAATCTTCTCGTAGTAACTGGCACGATTCGCATTAAACGTTTCGGAATCAGGTTTCATAAATGCCAAATGAGTGGCCCAATTAAGCAACCCCCTGTGATAAGATTCGTTGATTTCTGGAGAACCTTCGAATGTAAAAGGCATCAATGGAAGCCTGGAAACCGTAAGATTTGCTATTCCGTCTGAATACGGAGCAAGCACGAAAGTAATCGTATTTCCGGGCTCATTGATAAATGCCGAAGGAAAACCACCTTCCCCGGACGTTCCAACCGTTCCAGAAGTTCCCCGCCAACCAAACATTAATTCATCGATTTCGGAATAGGTTAATGGTCCGGTAATGGGATAATTCATGCCGATAATCTGGCAACGCTTCACCATGAGTATCTTTGGGCTGAGATCGTATGTCGCCTGCCCGGCAATGAGGTTTAATAAGCAAAGCGGTTTTTGTCCGGCTGTTCCGGCAGTTGAAGCCGTTCCAGAATCATTTTCCGTTATCTCATCAATCAGCAAGTGGCCACGCCTGCATGCTTGGACTTCAGCATAATTTAATCCACGCAATAACTCTTTGTCGGACCACAAATATGGGATTGCGACATCGTCAAGAATGTCTTCACGAAGAAACAGAATAGCATCTTTAGCAATCATCGATAATCACTTCTCCCCGTTCTGCATTATGGCAATGCAGAAACTTCTTGTGATGCTCCAGCGTTGATAACATTGCCGGATTCATCGAGATTGACACCTTCCTTGATCAGTGTGTAAGTAAAACGCGGAATGTCCCGGTAAAACTTCTTTCCATCTTCGCCCTGCGTTGTCTCTGTCTTAATCATGGTATCCAGCATATTACGCACAGGACGCGGGAGGTCGATCTCTTCCCCCGGTTTTACCTGGAATGGATATCCATTCAGAGATAAAAAAATTCCTTCCTTGGGAATATCCTCCCCCTGATGAATAACAATTCTGTCTCGAACATGACCAAATGGACTATCAAATTTCGATGATTCATCGATCGGCTTGCTTCCTCTGGACATAATAACTCCTCCCCTTAAAGGTTTAATTTTAATAAATTTAATTCTTTAAACATGGAGGAATGAATCCGGTAATTTTCTCCATCCCTCCATGTTCATAAGAACCTGCTTACGCATTGTACGGCAAGCAAATCAGATCAACGTATGTCGCCGTACCTGCTGTTCCACCGGTTCCCGTAACAAAACCAGCACCATCGGCAAAGGCCAAGGCGGTTTCTTCGGGAGCCTGTAAAGTAACGTAACCCAAGGCACAATAGCCATCCGGCAAATCCGGGAGGCGGCAGGCGGCAGCAGCCAAAGTAGCATTGTCGTAATCAGCCTTGCTGATAACATTTCCAGGACCAATAACAGTGCCGGATGTTCCAGTTGATGTACAAATCAGGTACTTTGCGACGGTGTTAGCCGCCTGCGTGCCATCAGGCAAAGGCAGGTTGTCCTGTGCGATACAGGTTGAAACCTCACCGTTAATGACGACGGTAACACCATTGGTAATTTTAAATCCGGCGGTTGTTCCCAATGCCCCACCAATGGTGATTAACGGTCCCTGAGTGCCGTTCGTTCCTCCGATCACTCTGTTGGCGATTCCTTGAAAAGAGCGTCTTTCCGCCTCCTTTGGAAAACTATCGTAAATGTCCCGAACCGATGGATCAACCTTGATGTTCGGATCGTCAAATTTTTTACCAGCATATTTTTCAGCCATATCTGAATCCTCCTGTGAATTGTTAAAATAAAACTATTCTTCACTGCAAAATTTCACAGTACCGAAGCCAAGGAAGAATTAATTGGTCGCGGCTACTTCCAGGACCATCATCCAGGCATCATTCAAAATCACGGTACCTTGCATGGTTTTCCACGCCACTGATCCACGCTGACCCAACGGATCGGACTTGGACGGAGAAGGATTGATGACGATCGGAGTGATCGCAAACTTTCCCTTCAGGGCAACAATTCCGTATGCGTCTTTTCCGAAATACATGATCGGATATACATCGCAACGAGATCCGGCCGTTGTAATTTTGCCAGTCGTTACCGCGGAGCCGGCATCCGGATAGGCCTTGAAGATCGTTGATTTAATATATCGAACATCTTCGCATGCACCAACTTCCGTTTCAAATTTGGAAACCTGACCATAATCAGCAACGGACGTGAATCCGGTCATGCTGCGGATATCCGATGTCAAATCAACATGAGTTACGCCAATGAATGCCGGCAGAATGGACTCGGTATTGAAGGCCGGAGTGGATTTCACAATCTGGGTAATAAATTGAGCCTCCTGACGTTCCAGAGCCCGAACAATCTTTCTCTGGTCAGTACGAGAAACAACGGCAACGACGTCTGTCCGAGCGGCGACAGAATTGGCATAGAATTTATTGGAGCAGGCCTTCAGAACATTGTAACGTAAAGTTTCAACTGTTTTCGAAGCCTGTTCGGAACAAACGCTTACGGCTTCTTTTAGAACAGGATCTTCATGAGTATCAGCAACAACGTCGGTAATTTCTACAAGGTCACCGTACTGATGAAGAGTCAAAGGAATATCCGTAGCAGTTAACTTCTTGCCCGCTGGGGTTACTCCTTCGGTCAGGGGCGTAGTTGCCACCTCAAGAGAATTATATCGACGCCAAGTCATGGATTGCGTTTTGTTACCTGGAAGAGCCTTGCTCTGTCCAAATTTTTCAAGGCACTGATAAGCTATTGCCCGCTTTAAAAGCTCAACAACAACAAATGCAGCAGTCCTGGGAGAAATATCTCCGTAAGTCGTGGTTGCCATAGTGCATAACCTCCTATTTTAATAATGCTAAAGCCTCATCAAATGACGAATCGAAATCGTCTGCACGGCCTTTTCCTACGTTTACCGAGCCGCGCTTGGTAATAACGGCAGAAAGGTTTTGCTTTTTTTCTGCCCTTTGTTTTTCGATTTCGACCTTTTTGTCTTTAGAAGAGGCGTCGGTATCTGTTGTCAGAAGACCGTTTTCTAATTTGAAATCAGTAATTAAATCGATAACGTCTTCTGCCTTACCCTCTGCGTAGGTCGCTTTCATGGATTCCTGAATATAACGTGGTTTGGATTCTATCCACTTCATGATAGATCCATCATCACGGTAAGTCTCGAAGTCTTCATGTGCTTCATGGATTGACTGAAAGTGAGTCCTCTCGTCATTCTCCTGAAAACTTTCTTCGATTGGCTGAACCCTGGAAGCAATCTTTTCGTGAATTTCCGCTGTCTTTGCTTCAACTGCCTCAAGAATCCTGTCTTCCAGTTTCTTTAAGGCTCTTTCCCTCTTTAAACCTTCCATCTTCGACACTGAATCAAAATCCTTCTCATACTCGCTTAATTCGGCCTTCTCTTCTTCGGTAAGGTCATCGAGTAAATTGTCGGACTTGTCAGTATTATTTTTTTTCTTCTTTGCTTGTTCGGAAAGACTGGCAACAGTTGATCTGAGTGTTTCCAACTCAGAAAGCAATTGCGCTTTTTCGGATTCGTACTTATCATCCTTGGATTTAAGAATTCCCTGCAATGATTTCCATCTTTGTTCGTAGGTATCATCGCCATCCTTAACATGAGAATTGACATTTGTTCTGGTATCCTTACCGGCATCATCACCGTCGGCGCCATTATCAATACCAGACTTATCCTTGGATGCGTTATTTAGTTCCTGATCCTTCTGCTGATGATCATGCTGATCTTTTTTGTCAGTATTCAGGCTATGATCATCAATATGCTGGCCATCTTCGTCATTAATTTTTGCGGCAGCTTCAAAAGCATCAGAAAAAATATCATCCTGCACGTTCTGAGCCTCTTGCAATTGCTCAAGTTCCGTCCCCTTATCATCTACGGATGCATTATTGCCCATCTTTCTCTCCTTTCTATTGTAATAAAAAAGCCACGCAAGGGACTCTATAATATCCCAAACGTGGCCTTTATAATCTCGTTTGTAAAATGAGGCTTAAGCCTTAATTATTATAACTTACCCTGAAGCTTTCTCTTAATTCCCTCCAGATTTTTTAAGATATCGAGCAATTCTTGTTTTGATATTGCAACAATATCTGTATCCATCAACTCCTTAAAAGGCCCACCAGAAGCTCCACTTTCTTTATTTCTGGCAGATCCTTTGTTTTCCTTGCTCATAATAATACCACCTTAAAACATAAAGTCAATTAATAATGTGGCTTAGGGATTTCGCAAAAACCACCGACACCGTTCTCGATACAAAACGATAATTCCTTAAGCACTTCTATTTTTCCCTGATTTTTAGGAAATTCATCGATTGCGGCAACATCGTTTAGCTCACGTAACTCATTAACCATAATAGAAATTAATTTCAGCATTAGAAGAGTTGATCCATCGTTACGATTATTATGTATCCGGGTAATTAAATCGACTTTTTCCGCATTTTTTACCAGTCCTCCCATAATACCCCCACTTTTTCTGTATGATATTTATTAAAGCTACTTTTTACCTTTTTTCTGTAATTTTGACTGTTTTTTATTGCTATCGATTTCTTTTTCACGCATATTCAGCTTATGAAGGTTGTCACGTTCCTTGATTTCTTCATCATGAGCCGTCTGAATGGCTGTTTTAGTCTTATCTAGCTGATGATTTTCTTCATTTTGCCGTAATTTTTGTCGATGCAGCTCTTCGTCGCGGCGAATCTGTTCATTTTTTGAATAAATATCAGTAGATTTTTCAATTAATTCAGCTTCCTGTAAACGTGGATCTGTCCCGGGAGGATTATCCGGAGGAGTTATCGCATCTTTTTCGGCTTCAACGTTGAATTTCTTAGCCTTGGTCAGCTGGCCGGCAGTCTGAGCTCGCTTATAGGCAATATCCGCTTCAAGTTGATTGTAGGCAAGTTCCTTGGCACGTAAATCGGTCTGACGGGAAACAATTTCTTGGGCTTCTTCTTCGGTGCGCAACTCAATATTAATATCATGTGCCTTAAATGTTTCGGATAAGAACTCTCTACGCGGAACATACGGCCAGTCTTCCGGTTGCATAGTATTTTTCAGATTAGCTAACGCAGCCATTCTGATCTCTTTTGTTACCAAAGAAGAAACTCCGCGAGGATTGCACTGGAAATCACCCTTAATGTCTTCGCGTTCGCTAAATTCCATATTCCAGGCATAAAGTTCACGCATTACTTGTTCGGTAAACGTGTCGAAATTTCTTACAACATCTTTGATGCTAACGAGAATTTCCGCCTGACGACCAGATGTTTGCTTACTGTTCTCGTTATTTACTTTGTCTCCGATCATCCATGTCGGAAGACATGTTTCCTGGTCGGCAAAATTCATAAATATGTCTGAAATCATCTTCAGTTCTGCAATATGGGAATCGATATTGTACACGCGAACGGCCGGGTATTGGGCTTCGATGCCGCGGCCATCGCGATACCAGATTTTACGCGGATAAAATGAATTCAGGTCTGTTCCTTCATGTATCAGCTGCCAATTAACTTCAACCTGCGGTCCGCTGCACACGGCTCCATTATCCAACATCATACGCGCCGAAGAGGCTACGGCAATTTGAGAATGACGCATAATGCGAGAAAGTCCTTCGCCGAAGATAGACGTTTCATCTTTTTCGTAATAAAAAACTTTATAGTGGGTAAGCGCGCCTTCATATAGCATTACTTTAACCGGACGCTTACCGATCAGCCACACGTTGGCGGCATACTCCAGATCAACATCAATCTCTTTCCCGTCGCTTTCAAGAATTCCGCAGGCCGCTAAATCACTTCCATCAACATATCCCCAATATTGAATGGCTTCATACTGCTTGCCGGTCTGACGGTGACTGGCCGGTGTCTTTGTTGTGGAATCGGCCGGAACAATGGTTGTTGCGCCAGGACTCGTTGAGCCTTGCAGACTTACTTCGACTTCAATAGATTGTAAATCAACCTCAAATGGTTCCGGCACATAATCGCCATCCGGCATCGCCCTGAGATGTTCCCTAATAAGATCGTCATTAAAATCACTGCGCTTAATTAATTTACGGAGATCGTGCTTGGTAATAACGCTTCGTTGAAAAAAACCGGAGCACTGGGAAATATCGGAAACTGTCATATCCGGATACCAGTCCCAAATAGGAACAAATTCCATATACGGAACATCTTGACCTTCAACAATTTCGACATATTCCTCGGTTTCATTATCCGGTTGCCAACGACGCTTTTCCCTTTTGCTTACCAATGGTCCGGCGAGGATACCAGTTCCGTATTGCAATCCAGATCGAAGAACTTTTTTGGCTAATTCCGGATAATCCATTTCGGTAAGCTGATCATCAATTTCCGATTGCATCTTAAGCGCTGTTTCTTTAGCAAATTCCTTAATCGCTCGATTTAATTCCTCGCGTGTCGGAAGAATTGGTTGAAGAGGCATACCGGTTTTAGGATCAATAGCCACCTGGCCGGTTTCAGGATCAATTGGCGCCGGACGAACTAACTGCTGAGCAATCTGATAAACGATAGCCGCCTGGATAACCGGTTCCGGAGTTGGAAGTATTTCGAAATTACGGTCATGCTCCGGAAAAAGCATTTCGTGAAGTCGAGATAAAACAATATTTACTTTTGACCTTGTTAGTTTGGGATAAACATGTGAACTATCCGGGTCTATCTTTACGGATGGATCATAAATTCCTTTGATTGCTCGCAAGTCCTCAAGCATCTGAAGTTCTTTGGACCGACGAAACGACTTATTGGCAGAAAACTGATTATACAGCCGATATCCGAATGCAATCATCTTCTCTGAATCTAACTTTTTTTCTGAAAAAACCTCTGCCATTTGATCCATTATCTGCTATTCCCTTCTCCCCTTAAGTTGTAAAAATTTTGGTTAATATCCGCCAATTCTGGTTGCAGGATGATGGTCCTGCAACTTAAGACGAGACAACAGGCTATTCTTTTGTTTATCATATTCTTGTTTTTCATCAATGTAAAGACATAGATATTCACAACTATCCGCTATGTGTGAACTGAAATTCTTTACTGGAATGTCTTTGGCTTCCTGCTCTCCGCCGCGGAATGATTTGACCAATGCAAATTTATAATCTCCGTTCATGGCCTTGCGCAAATATCGAATATTTGCAGAAAGAAGGAATCCTGGTTCACCATTTACCATCTTACTGAGGAAATTATCAACTGCGCCAATTCTGGCAATAAGCGAATTTGTTGGAGCCGGAATGACATCCTGCAGCCCGATATCGGAGCTATGCAGGACATCAAAACAGGTTGATTCGTCAGTTTGTACTCTTGCTGAACCGGCAGGATCTCCATAACCAACAACATTAAACCCCCAGTATTTAGTACGCAACAATGGAAGTAATTGATTAATACAAAATTGTTTAATTGCCATTCCATCGGAAACTAATTCATCGAGAATTCTCAATTGCCCAAACGGTGTAATTTGTCCAATGGTGCAAGCAGGTTGGAGTCCAAAATCAAGTCCAATAATCAGTGGAAGTCCTTTGGTTGGCTCCAATACAACCCTTGCGCAATGCACATTGTCGGAATAGCTTGTAAATACCGGCTTCCCTGTCTGCATGAATCCATACTGACCATGGATATATACACGGATGTACATATCATCCTTACCCTTAGCCAGATTGACGTAATAATTTTTGGATAAATGCCTGGTATTTTCTGCCTGGGCAGACAGTCCGCTGGGTTGCTTAAATACTTCCCAGCTTTCTGGTTTGACAATTTCGAACATTTTATAAAGATAGCTGTCATCGTCCGGAGGGTTGGTATCCATTATGAGACCGGTCCAGGTACACCCGCCATCCTTTACAGCCGGATAACGATCAATACGGCCATCCATGGCTTCAATAATTGACTTGGGAATTTCACGGGCTTCATTGAACCATGCACCGGTTAG